ATGTGACATTGAAAAATCACCTAAATTATACTTAAAATCATTTCCATAATTACTTATTGGATAATTATAATAACCATTATTATAAACAAGTGACCACGGTTTTAATTTAAAAAAAAAAAAAAAATTATCTGACCTTTTTTCTAATTCATTAAAAGAAACTTCAGTTACATAATTATCATTTAATGACAAATTTAAATTTGATAATGATGCATCTATATTATTTATTTTATTTACTATTACTGATGAAAAATTACTACTATTATCTAATGATGCTGCTAGTTCTTGTAATGTATTTAATGCTTCTGGTGCACCATTTACTAAAGTATTAATTGCGTTACTAACATCACTTAATAATGCTACATTATTATTATTTATTGTTAAAACACCACTTATTTCTATATTTCCAAAAGAAACATCTTTATAAGTGTTTAAATTAAAATTTTTAAATCTATTATCTAAATAATTACTTATAATGTTTCCACTTATTTCTATATTTTTTTTTATAGCAATTGAATTATTTATATTAACTTGAGAACATGAAAAATCTATAAATTGTCCTTCTACAGCTTGAAGTAATAAATTTCCATTTTTATCATTTCCTATTTTATTTTTTTTTATATTAACCATAATTAAATTAAATATATATAACTATATAAATATTTAATTTAACAAATTCACAAATATGGAATATATTCCATTACATTATTATCATAAATAGTTACTCTAAATATATCATTAAATCCTTCTACATGTACTGTATCTCCATTATATAAATTATCACAACCTTGTTGACTTGTACAACTTCTATTTTTAAAACTAATTGGTAATTTTATCATTGCATTTTTATCATTCATTGTATAAAAATTCCATTTATCTCTATTACTAAATAATGGGCGACCCATTAAAGGTAATATTGTTTCTCCTCCATTTACACGAGTTAAAATTCCAATTTGTCGATAATTTGTGTTAAATGATTGCGTAGCTACATTAATTGGTATTTTTGGTCCATTATAATTAGTATTGTTAATTATACGATCATCTCTTAATGGAGCACTATATGGATTTAACAATACATCATTAACATTATTTCCAGTTTTTGGAATTAATCTTGAGATTAAATCATCATTATTATAATAGCTGTTATTATTTACAATATTTTTTTTACAATTACATAAATCAGAAGGTTTATTACAAGAACAATATAAATTAGAATTATTATTCAGTACTAAATTTTTATTGTATTTAATATACATAAAAAATAAAATTGTTAAAATTAATATTCCAAAAAATAAAAAAGTATAATTTTCAATACATATAATTCCTGGTGGACATTTTTTTACCATAATAAAGATAAATAATACTATTATATTAACAATATATTTTTTATAATAATTTTTTATAATAATTTTTTATAATAATTTTTTATAATAATTTTTTATAATAATTTTTTATATTTTTGGTTTTATATTGGATTTTTCTGTCTCTTCTTTTGTATCTTTTTTTATGTCAATTTTAAATTGATTTCTCTTTTTTTTATCATTTTTCAATTCTTCTTTTTCATCTTCATCAAGTAACTCATCTTCTTTTGAGCCTGATGTATTTGAACCATCTTTTTCTTTTTTTTTTACTATATCATCTATTTCCTTTTCTTCTTTATTAACATAATTTTCGATATTCATAAAGAAAATTTTATATAATTCTCTTATTAGTAATACAAAAAACACAAATATAAAACAATTTTTAAAATTGTTATTGTAACAATAATATAAAAAAAATGAAATTATATATAATAATAATTCTTTATAACTATTATTGTTTATTCTAAAAATTAAATAAATATAAGTTAATATTGAAAATAATATATAATTATTTATTAGTATTTTTTTTATATTATACATAAATTTATATAAATATAAGTATAATATTAATTTATTATTTAATAAATTAATCCATTGAATTAAACATATTTCCTATTTTACCTAAATCTATTTTACTAATAGCACCAACTGCTTCATTTAATGAAGGTGTTATATCTTTTAATTGTTTCATTAAATCGTTCTGTTGTTTAACTAAATTTTTTGTATGTGATGATATTGATTTTATACCTTCTTGACCTATCATTTTATCCAAATTATCATACGCTTTTTCCATCTTTGATGCTTTTCCTAGTTGTTTTTTTAAATCTTCTTTATTTGGAGTATTATACATTCCTGGATTTAATTTAATTTTATTTTGATAACCTGATTTTTTAGATTTTTTTTCTTTTAAATCTTCTTTTATTTCTTCCTCTTCCTCTTCTTCTTCTTCTTCTTCTTCTTCTTCTTGTACTTCTTTTTCTCCATCTTCTGTCGCAGCAGTTAGCATTTCAGTTAAAGCTGTATCATCATCTCCTTCTTTAAATCCTTCTTTTAATCCCATAGAATAATTGACTAAATGTAATAAAGATGTCATTATTAATGATGTTCCTAAAATTACTGTCATATTTTTGGTATAAGTATAAGTTATTAAACCAATCAAATAGAAAAATACTACAGCTCCAAATTCGTATCTCATTATATAACCTAAAATATCAAATAAACATATTAAAGCAATAATATAAAGAATATATTTATTATTTAATAAGTTTTTAACTATTGAACTTTTATTTAATTTCATATTTTTATATATATAAAATATATAAAAATATATAAAATATATAAAAATATATAAAATATATAAAAATATATAAAATATATAAAAATATATAAAATATATAAAAATATATTTTTACTTTAATAATAAAATATTATATGGTTTAATTTCATATTCTAAATTTTTTATTTTATCCAAAATTATTTCATGTTGTATTTCTTTATCTTTTGCATTTAAAGTATTTATGTATTCTAATAATTTTAAAAGTGCATTACACTGATTTTTTTTTGTTTCTGTTTTATATTTTAAATATAATATTTGTTTATTTAATACTTCATCTATACGAGGCATTATATTTTTATTTGCTACTTTTTTTAAATTTATTAAATTTGTGTAATTATCTATTATATCTTTTTCTTTATTTTCGATATTTTTTATAGTTTCTTTTATTATTAAATCATTATTATAAACATCTTTTGCTGTTTTTCCACCAGTTAACATTATTTATATTATTATATATAATTTTAATTATAATAATATATTTTAAATAACATATATTATTTATTTACTTGAAACCAGTGATTTTATTTTATTAATTGCTTTATCCATATTTTTATCGTTTTTTTCATCATCTTTATCGTTTTTTTTATCTTTATTTTTTTTCTTTTCTTTACCATCCTTAAAATTTTCACTTAATTTAAAATAATTCATAGATATTAATAAATTTGTTAAAACTATTGAAATTATTAAACCATATGATAAACTTTTACATAAATAAAAACCTCCTGCTGCAACTATATATAAAAATATGGTAGCTTGATATTGTTTTGTATTTAAATAATTTATTGTTAATATTATAAATATTACTAAAGCAATATTTGTAAACATATCATTTTTTATTAATTTATTTCCACCTAAAGAAGTTAATGTTTTTTTTAAACTTACTGTTAACGAAGACATATTTATAGTATAACAAAATATAAAAAAAATTATTTATAATATTTATTAAAAAAATATAAAAATCTAAACATATATTATTTAGGATGAACAAAAATTTAGTAGAGCCATTGTTAAAAGAAGACGCTAATCGTTACGTTATGTTTCCAATTGTTGATCAAGACATATGGAAAATGTATAAAAAACAAGAAGATTTATTTTGGAGAGTAGAAGAAATTGATTTATCTAAAGATTATAAAGATTGGGACATCTTAAGTGGTGATGAAAAATTTTTTATTTCTATGATATTAGCGTTTTTTGCCGCAAGCGATGGAATTGTTTTAGAAAATTTAGGTCTGCGTTTTATGTCTGAAATACAGATTAGTGAAGCAAGAGCATTTTACGGGTTACAAATTGCAATGGAAAATATTCATTCTATCATGTATTCTACATTAATTGAAACTTATATTAAAGACAAAACAGAAAAATCTAAATTGTTTAATGCTCTTAGTGAGTTTGAATGTATTAAGAAAAAAGGAGATTGGGCTATTAAATGGATTAATGATAAAAAATCCAGTTTTGCGACACGTCTTGTTGCATTTGCCTGTGTAGAAGGAATATTCTTTTCAGGTGCATTTTGTGCTATTTTCTGGCTTAAAAAACGTGGATTATTACCTGGATTAACATTATCAAATGAATTTATATCACGCGATGAAGCATTACATACTGAATTTGCGGTGCTTTTACATTCAAAATTAGAAAAGCCATTAAAAAAGCCGAAAATTCACGAAATTATTAAAGAAGCAGTAACTATTGAAACTGAATTTATTAATGAAGCATTAAGTTGTCGTTTAATTGGAATGAATAGTATGTTAATGCAGCAATATATTGAATTTGTTGCGGATAGATTAAGTATTCAACTAGGTGGTGATAAAATTTATGAATCTTCTAATCCATTTGATTGGATGGAAAACATTAGCATTGAAGGAAAGGATAATTTCTTTGAAAAGCGTGTAAGCGAATATTCATTGGCAACAAAAGTAGAAAACCCACAAGATGCGTTTGAATTTGCTGATGATGGATTTTAAATTTATTTTAATTTATTTTTAATTTATTTAATTAAATTTATTTTATATATTTTTTAATTTAATAATAAAAATATATAAAATATATAAAATATATAAAATATATAAAATAATATAATGACTGATTTAGGAAGTATATATGGAACTACTGTTGATGGTTCAAATACTTTAGTAATTGATTTTTCAAATGTTCAAATTAATGGAACTTTAAAATCTCAAAATGCCTATTGTAGATTTTATTTAAATTTTACTCCACCTTCCCCAAATACTAACTACGAACCAAGTAATGGTACTGATAACAGTTTGCAACTAGAAGAAGATTCAAATTTAGGTTCATATGGAGTTTATCTTCAATATGGTTATCTGATAAAAGTGTCAAATCCTGGTATTTATAAAATAGATATTTATATAGAATTACAAGCACAACAAAATTCACTAACCGGTGCGTATTTAAAATTAAAAAATCAAGATGATACTGAAATTGCTCAAAGTTCGAAAAGTAGAACAAGTGGTTATTTAAACGATGTTGAGCCAATGATTCTATCACATATTCATTCATTTGGATCAGGTGAAGGGTTCTATATAACTATACACCCAACTGGTAGTGGTTGGCGTCTTATTCCTTCGGCTATTGAAATTAACCGTAAAAAGTGTGTTAGTATTATAGTAACTCAAATAAATTAATATATATATATTACAAATTAATAATTTTTTATTAAAAAATAAAATACTTTACTAAAAAATGCTTTAAATACATTATTAAGTGAAGCAGGAAAACCCACTATTTAAATAAAATAATTATATTATTTCTCTCAAAAAAATAATATAATAACAAAAAAATTATATTATTAAATAAATTTTATTAACTATTATATAATATATGTCTAATCGTTTAGGTGAAATTTATGCTACAACAAAAAATGCTGAAAAATATATTGTATTAGATTCTCAAAATGTTGAATTGAGTGGAAATGTTAAATTGACAAATGGAAATCTTGATGTTAGTCAAAATTTAATATTTAGCAATTTTTCTGTTACTGATAAAATTAATTTTAGAGAGAATAGTGGCAGCACATCATATAATATTGTTAATAATAGTTTAACAGCAATTAATGATGCATCATTTAATAATCTAGAAATTAGTGGAACAATAAAATTACCAGATTCTGGTAATAATGGTTATGGAATATCAGGAGAATCAATAATTTCACAAGGTCCAAATAATCCACCAATATGGAATCCTAATTATAAAGTTTATGCGTCTTCTACTTTAACGGGCCCCTTTACAGTATTCTATAATTCAGCCCAGCCAAATGCTTTTATTGATACAAGAAACTCCTTGTTTGTTACAGACTATGAGAGCCACCCAAATATTATAGTAAATGGTGGTTTTACTGCTCCTCGTGCGGGTAAATACTTTTTTACTGCTTCATATAAACTATTTACAAGTGGGACGAACTTGACAACAGTGCTGGAAATATATGAAAGCACTTCGGGAAGACGTATGACCTCTACGAGTGTTCCAAATGTAGAAAACTCTAGGAACGTTATTGTACAGAGTATAGTAGATTTAGATGTGAATGAAACAGTATTCGTTCGTATAGATTTAGACGCTCATACAACAATACAATATAGGTCTTATGGTAATTTAACTAATAAAGCAACAAAGATAGATGTATTTAGTGTTGATTAATAATTAAATATGCGCTTTTTTTAAAAAATAAAATAATAATAAAAAAATTATATTATTAAATAAATTTTATTATTTTATTATATATAAATGTCTAATCGTTTAGGTCAAATTTATGCTACAACAAAAAATGCTGAAAAATATATTGTATTAGATTCTCAAAATGTTGAATTGAGTGGAAATGTTAAATTGACAAATGGAAATTTACATTTTGAGAATCTAATACAATATATTATTAACAATAGTTTAACATCAAATAATGATGCTTCACTTGGATATGTAGAAATTAGTGGAAATTTAAATATAAATAATGGAAATTTAAATATAATTGATAATAAATTAAAATTAAACAATAATACTATTTTAGAAAAAAGAATAACAACGGGTAGTAGTTTTAAATGTGCTAATCTTTATGTAGAGTTTAATAGTGTAATACGTCATTCGAGAGCAATTCGTACTAATGGGAATAATAATTATGCAATGATTAATTACGCCGGTGAATATAGAATATATGATAGATATACAAAACAAAATTATTATTTTACACATACTACACATAATTTAGAAGCACAATTTGATTATTGGCATAAACCATTAACATACTACGGCGAAACAAGTGGTCCACTTACATTTGATGAATTTTTATTTGGAGATTATAATTATGACGGTAGTAGAGGGAGTCTTTCTATATATAAAAAAGATGAAGTTAATTGGAACTATATAACTTCCCTTCAAAATTATCGTAGTTGGTTAGATAATGGTACTTATCAAGGTAATAAATTACATTTAACTCCTGATGGAAGTAGATTATTTTGGAGTTCTAAAACAACTAGTGGAATATATATGTTATACAGAGGACAAAGAAATAGAAGTTATTCGGATGTTATGAATGAATATCAATCTTTTTTTCAGGATCATGCTGCGGGGAATCCTATCTGGAATGATTTTATTCGAATTTCTAATAGTATAGAAAGCACTTTAACTGGCTCAAGAACTGCCAATTCTATTGAATATACAAATTGGGAATTTGATTCAAATACTGATGGTACAATATTAACATCAACGTGGTATGAATGTCTAGTTACTAATGGTTATCCGTTGCATAAAGTATTTGTATTATATTCCCCAACTTTAAAAGCTAGTCCTGAAGGAATATTTAATATGCAAACTGGTAATACTAATAATTTCAGTGATATTAGTGGAGATGTTCCAGATGGTAATACACTTGCTAATAAAGGTTTACATAATGATTATTTTATATTTCAAACAATACTATTTAATGATTCAACTGATGGAATTTTTAATATAAATTATGGTTATCCTAGTGGAAATCCTAATATTGATTCTACTGGTCCAATAGGTAAAATAGTAGGAACAAATACAACAGTTCATTTGGGAACTTTGACGGGCCAGATCCTCTTGTACACTAAACAAATGATGAGTAATGATGGATTAACTTTAGTTGTAAATGATAGAGGATACGACGATCATAAGGGATGTATCATAATATTAGAAAGACCAAATATTGATGTAAGTTTTACTTATAGTACATTTTTTAGAGGTGGTGATTTTACAGGCGCGTCACATGGTGTAACATTTGGGTCAGCTTTAGCAATTGCTAAAAGTGATGAAATATATGCAGGCTCTGCAAGTGGTCTTCATTTTGTGGATTATAACTTTATAATAAATAAAATAGGAGATCAATGGGTACCAAATTTACTAGAAGTAGCAAGAAATTCACAGAACGGCCTTTTTGGAGTTGGTAATACTGTTAACATGTCAAGTGATGGAAATAGTATAGTAGGTAATATTGATATAGGTTCTGGTTATAATGGTGTTGAATATTATTTAAAAGAGTCAAATGAAAATTTTATTACATCTTATGGTGCAATACATAATTCATTAAGAGCAGATTATATATATAATAATTATGGTGCACAATTAACTTCGGACGATAGATATAAAATACAAGAAAAAATAATAAATAATGGCTTACAAACAATACGTTTATTAAATCCAAAAAAATATCTAAAAACCCAATTAGAATATAAAGCCGACCATAGTGGAAATATACAACCAAATGATAGTGTATTGGAAGAAAGTGGATTAATTGCTCAAGAATTATTAGATATTAGCAATTTAAATTATGTAGTTTCAGAAAATGACAATAAATATAATGTGCGGTATAATGATATTTTTATACATGGTTTAGCAGCAACAAAAGAATTAGATACTATAGTAAATTCACAAAAAGAGGAAATAATAGTATTAAAAAATGCATTAAATATATTATTAAGTGAAGCAGGAAAACCCACTATTTAAAATTAATATAAATTAATAATTTTTTAATAAAAAATAAAATATTATTAATATAAAATATACTATACTATGGCTTTTACAAGATTTTATGATGACCCATGTAGAATCCAAAAGTATTTAGAAGAAACTACAAATATTGGAAATTATGGTATTAGTGTTCCTGGAAATGGATTAAATTTGCCATTTTTAGATGACCCACATGTACGTATGCAAAAATGGGGCGCGAATTTATCACAAAATCAAATTGCTTTAGAAAGCGATTTACGTGGTCAAACACGTGGTTTAAATAGAGATTTAATAAAAGAAAATAATTATACTAATTATGTTACTAATAATAATTTATATTATGCAAATAGTTATCCGGTAAATAGTAATGAAATTACAGGACAATCAAGAGCAACACATCCAGCATGGACTTTAAGAGAATTAGATTCAATAAATACTCCAAATATTCCAAACAATTTTAAATATTTATTAATGGACCCTCAAGAAAATATTTGCAGACCATTTCATAATAATATATCATCAAGAATTATTGAAAAAGATTATTATGCAATGAATAATCATTAAGTTTATGATTTATGTATAATATAAAATAAATAATAAATATATTATTTTATATTATATAATGGCAGAATTGGCTATACCTATAGTAGTATTAGGAAGTTTATATATTTTAAATGAACAAGAAAAAAAAAAGGAAGGTTTTATTGAGGAACAAGAAAAATTAAAAGAAGCAGATACTTTTATAAGTGGAGATGCAAATAGAAGTAAATTAAAACAGCCATTTGTAGGACATACAAAAGAAGGTTTTTCGAATTATAATACACGAAAATTGAATGATTTTGGACAACAAAATGCTAATTTAGTAAATAGTTATAATAATTCAAATCAACATACAGATAAATTTTTTGTTCAACAATCAAAAAATACTCTTACTGAAGAAGGAGAAACTATGGCATCAAATAAATTTAAATCAATGAATGGTCAAGAATTAGATGTAAATAATTTTAAACATAATAATATGAAACCGTTTTTTGGTGGAAAAATTCGGGGAGCAACAAGCGATTTTAATAATACAGAATCTATTTTAGATAGTAAAACTGGTTATGGTAGTCAACAATTTAGTAAAAGTGAACAAGCACCATTATTTAAACCAGACGAACATACCAATTTTCAAAACGGAACTCCTAATAATAGTGATTTTTTCCAATCTAGAGTAAATGAATCGATGAAAATGTCAAATGTAACATTATGGGAACAACAACGTGTTGCTCCTGGTCTAAATTTAGGATATGGAAAACAAGATGAAAAAGGTTTTAATACAGGCGGAACAGAAGGAACCGGAGGATTTAATAACAGCATGATGGCACGTGAATCTTGGATGCCTAAATCGGTTGATGATTTAAGAGTTGCAAATAACCAAAAACAAAGTTTTGATTTAAATGGACATCAAGGACCTGCAATTAGTTCTATAAAGAGCCAGGGTGATAACGACAGAATAGGTAAAATAGAGAAACATTTGCCTGAAAAATATTATGAAGCAGGACCTACAAGATGGTTTACAACAACTGGTATTGAACAGGCACCTACTGTTAGAAGCACTCAAGTTATACCAATGGAAAATAGAATAGATAGTACACGTGAATATTATGGAGCAGGAGGACAAAGACAAACAACATATACTAATCCTGATTATGAAGAATCTAAAAAAATAAATTTATCTTCATTACCAATAAGTAATGCAACTTTAGAAGGACAAGGTTCTGCAAATCCAAATGATTATGGTGTAAATAGTTATAAAGTTTTACCAAATAATAGAACAACAGATAGAAACGAAGTTCAATTTGGCGGTGTTTATGGAATGGCAAAAGCAGTTATAGCACCAATTATGGATATGTTAAATCCAACTCGTAAAGAAAATATTATAGGTAATTTAAGACAAAGTGGAAATGTAAATGGATTATTATCAACTGGTCATATGTTTAATGAACTTGATAAAACAAAAGTAACAAATCGTGAAATGACAACTGGAAAAATTGGATTAGATCATGTTAATGTTCAAGCACAAAGCCATAGAGGAGATGGTTATCAAGTAACAAAACATCAAAATTATAATAATCAACGTACAACAACAAATCAACAACATATTGGAGGTGGGTCTTCACAGGGACAAGGTGTCAGAACATATAATTCGGCATATGCTCAACAAAATAATGTAAATAAAACATATGAATTACATGCAAATCAAGGAAATATGAGTTTATTTAATCATGATAATAATGTAGAAATTAAGAGGGATGAAGGAATGTTTAATAATAACAGAGGTAATGTTGCACAAGGTGGTCCAAATATTATTCCTTCAACAGAGTTCATGGGTCAAGTAAATGGAATACAAACATATGACAATACTTTCAATAATGCACGCATGGACCAATCATTATTAACTGCGTTTAAAAATAATCCTTATACAAAATCTCTCAGTAGCGTAGCATAAATATTTATATTAATATAAATAAATAATTAAAACTTTATATTTTGCCTGTTTTTCAGTTGAATAATATTTATTAAAAATATTTTTATAATAAATATTATTTATTTTTATAGCAAAATCATCAATATTATTATATACTTCACAATATTTTACAGTTTTATTACAAAAACAATTATTTGATTTATTAATAAACTTTATTTTTGTGTTTTTTTTTATCTCATAAAAACGTTCTATAAATAATCTACCTTCAAATTTTTTTTCATTATTTAAAATAGACATATATGTATCATAATTTTTTATATATATTTCCATTACTAATAATATATTATTGAAAATATTGTATTAATAATTATAATATAAAAATATATCTATCAATTTTAATATTACTGATTATTAATGACTGATTGGAATAAAGCAAGTAAAAAAACTCAAATATTTTCATTTGAAGGTAGAAAATGTATGGGAAAGGTAGTAGATGTATATGATGGTGATACTGTTAAAATTGTTTTTCCATTAAGTGAATTAGAACCAGAACGTCTTTATCGTTGGAATTGTCGCCTAATCAATATAGATACGCCTGAAATACGTACAAAAAATTTAAAAGAAAAAGCTTTTGGTAAAGAAGTGAGGGATCATTTACGTGCAAAAATTTTAGATAAATTGGTTTATGTAAGTTGTATGGATTTTGATAAATATGGAAGATTATTAGTAGAAATTTTTGAAGATGACCAATATATTGAATCAATTAATAATTGGTTAATTATTAATGCTTATGCAAAAAAATATGATGGCGGTACTAAAACAAAATGGTTTGCAGATGAATAATAAAATTATTATTTAATTTAATAATTTAATAATAATAATATTTAACTATTTAAAGTTTATTAATAATAATATTATAAATAAAGAATAAAATGTCCAATTGTAATTTATTAAATAGTTCAGATGATAATAATGTTTTAACTATAAAAACTGTACAAATTGCACCGTTTCGTATATTAATGACTGCTTTAAAGGATATTTTATTGGATACAAATATTGTTTTTACAAAAGATGGTATTAAAATTATTAATATGGATAAAACACATACTATTTTAGTACATTTAAATTTAAAATCAGAAAATTTTGAATTTTATCAATGTAATTATGAAAAAATTATTATTGCTGTTAATATGATACATTTATTTAAATTAATTAATTCTATAGATAACGACGATACTTTAACTATTTATATAGAAAAAGATGATTATAATGATGGGGTTGTATCAGAACTCGGACTAAAATTTGAAAATGGGGATATTAAACAATCTAAAATACAAAAATTAAAATTAATAGAACCAGAAGAAGAACATTTAGATTTACCAGATATTAAATATTCATCAGTTATAAATATGCCATCTTGTGATTTTCAAAAAATCATACGTGATTTAGCTAATATTTCTGAAAAACTTGAAATTAAATCAGTCGGAGATGAATTAATATTTAAATGTTGTGGTCAATATGCTAAAGCAGAAATTAGACGATCCGAAACATCTGCAAATAATAGTATGCAATTTTTACAAAAACAAAATTCAGATGATATTATACAAGGAGAATTTTCATTAAAAAATTTAGTTTATTTTATTAAATGTACTAATTTATGTAGTCAAATAGAAATTTTTTTAAAAAATAATAAACCATTAATTGTTAAATATAATGTAGCATCGTTAGGTGAAATTAAATTGTGTTTAGCAGCATTACCATCTCAATCATAAATTTTTTTAAAATAAAATTGAAATTATTATTTAAATAATATGTAATAATAATTTTATTATGGATGATATTAAAAAAGTTTATGAAGTTATTTGGCATGATGGTTTATGGGACAATAATAATAAAATTGCAATTCATTGGCCTATATTTTGTCTTAAATATTTAAACAATGAAAATGTAAAATTAAAAAAAAATCATTTAACACAATTTTATATATCATATGATACAAGTAATAATATTAAAAATATGAATTTTTACTATTACGATTTAAATGATATCGTATTTTATGAAAAAACATGGGAATATTTAAACAAGGCAAGAGTTTTTACAACTATAAAACCTTTTTAAAAAATATTTATATATTTATATAAATATATGTCTTCTTTATCATTTAATGAAGTAAAAAAAAAAGATTTAGAAATACGAAAATTAAAAAAAAAATTTAATAAAATTCAAGAAAATAAAAAAAATTACCAGGATTTACATGAAATAAAAATTAATGAAAGAAATGATGTATATAATAATATTAATTATTATAAAGAAAAATTATTAAATTTAATTAATTCTAAAAAATCTAAAAGTTCTAAAAAAAAAACAAAACATCAAAGTCAAAAAAGTTATATTAATAAAATAAAAATAATAGAATTTTATAAAAAAAAAATTTATTTTTATGAGATAAAAGAAAAAGAATTAACAAAAAAAATTGAGGAATTAGAATATATATTAGATGAAGAAGAAGAAAATATAACAAATGAAATTTCAATTATAGAAAATAAAATTAAATTTAGTATACAAAACACACAAAGAACAGTCGCGGGTAAACATAAACATAAACATAAAAAAACAAAAAAAAATAAACAAAAAAAAATAAACAAAAAAAAATAAATAAAAAAAAAATTAATACAAACATTCGTGTTTTTTAAATAAACAAATTTGTTTATCTATATTACATAATATATCTATATTAAACGGATCTATATTATTTAAATTTTCTTCTTTATTTTCTTCTTTATTTTCTTCTTTATTTTCTTGTTTTTCTAAATTTATTATACTATTATTAATAAAATTATAAATTGAAGAATCTTTAAAATTATTTACATCATTTATCCATATTTTAAATATGCAATAATTTTTTTTTGGACTTATTGAAATACCATTTATATTTTTTAATACAATATCATCATCTATTAACTTATTACCAATTAATAAATAAACAATTGTTTTCCAAACATTTATTACATAACATGTTGTAATTTTATAAGAAAAACAACCGCCTTTTTTATTTTCTTCTACTTCCCATATTGGTTTTATATCATCTTTCATTAAAAATATCATTGTTTTTTCAATTATTTCATTATTTAAATTTTCAAGTAAACAACAAGCTTTTTCAATAGTTTTAAAATTATAAATTTTCTTATAACTATTTATTGTCCAATCATTATCATATAACATATGTATCCATAATGTATATTCATTCTCCAAATTATGCATTATAATATTAATTAATTAATTTTTAAATTAATTAGATTTAAATATTAATTTAATTAAATTAAAATATTTTTTTAAATTTTAACACAATTTCCATTTGCATTTTTTCTTTCTTTACCAATAGGACATGGTGCTACACATGTTCCTCCACTATTTTTAATTTTACCAGGAGGACAAGCTTCTATTCTTAAACTATCTGTTGATCTTTTATTACTACCTATTAAATTACTTAATGGTCTTCTATATCCAGATAAATTATTTGGATCATATGAGCTTTTATGTGTTTTACCCTGGGCTTCTCTATTATATGCATCTTGTTGTGCTCCACTTAATTTTTGCCATTCACCTTGTATTTTCTTATCTATTTGTTCTTTAGTATCATTTGGAAATTTATTTTGCATAGAATTTCTTTGTTGCTGTCCAAAAATAGCATAACCATCCATTCTAAATTCATTATTATATTTTTTATCATAAGATTCAAAATCCGAACCATACATATTATCAACCCTTAAATTACTTCTTAATTCTTTATTTAAGTCCATCGGTATTGAGCCTGAGTGTGGTGCATTTGTATTGCTATAACCATACAACGGATTTATAGTATTATTAATATATGGAGAACTATAATTACTACTAAAATTACCGTTACTATCAATAGCATATTGATTAGCACGATAACCTGAAGTGTTAAAAAACTTTTTTATATTAGTAATAAAGAAACTATTATTAAAATCATTAAGTAAATTATGTGCAACAAAATATTTTTTAAAATTATTTGATAGATCATAAGTATCTACTTTAGAACTTGATAAATCATATACTTTTTCAATATCATCATAAAACTTATTTCTATGTTTATCTCTATCTATTCTATTTGAATCATCTATTGTTGAAACATTTAAATCTTTATTTTTAGTATTTAATATATTACCATCAATATAATAATTTCCTGATAAATCTTTATAATAATTACCAGAAACATCTTTCACTTTAGAATTCATATAATTTGTATCTGGATTTGTTCCAAATGTTTGTAACAATAAAGTAGATACTAAAGTCATTAATATTATCGGAATAAACACTAAAAACCAAGCTAAAACAGTTAAACCCATATCACATAATATATTTATTATTAAAGACATTATTAACATAGCAATAAATTTTATAAAGGCTGTATTATATATTTCCTTATAAACATCTATTATAATTTGAATTAAACTAAAACCTATATATATTATAGCTGGACCACATAAATAACTTGTTAACATAGTTTATATTATTATAATAATTAAATATAATAATATATTACTATTTAGTTAATTTCTAAATTAAAATATTTTCAAGATTAGATGTGCTCGAATTATTTTTTTCTAAAATATCTAACATTTTAATAATACGATAATTTGTAGTTGTATTATTTTTTAATTCTTCTTCTAATTTATTAATAAAAATTTCTTTTTCAATTAATTTTTTATTTAATTCTATTTCCTTATCATTATTTATAAAAGATATATTATTATTATTTTCTAATTCATGTATTCTTTTATCTCTCTCTTGTATCAATTGTGATAATTGTTGTAATTGATCTTGTTGTTGTTGCATTATTTGAACAACTTGTTGATTATTTAATTCCGTTTGTTGTCCATTTTGATTCAAAATAATTTTTGCATTAGCTTGCTCTTGTTGTTGCTTAATCATTTTCTTACGTTCTTCTTCAATTTCTTTTATTTGTTTTAATACATCCGGTTTATTTTCTGGATCTCCTGGTTTGTAATCTTTTAATAAATCATCAATGGTATTCATATAAAATTCTTTAAATTCTTCTTCTTTTACAAATTCATTTACTACACGATCGCTTGTTTTTTGAAATTGATTTTCACCATTTTCTAATAATTTTTTCTTATCAAATGTATTATGGATATGTGAAAATACTAATATTGTTTTTTTTGGTTCTAATTGAACAAAAGGTACAGTATAATTTTTTAAAAATGCTTTTTCTTCTGCTAATGCTGCGTGATCATCATAACTATGATCTTTTAATAATTCGCGTTTAAATGCAAATGTTCCTGCCGTTGCATGATTTGGACCATATGGACCAAATTGCCACATTTTTTGTATATGTTTAAACCATATATATATTTCACTTGCACCTGCACATAACGCATTTGGATGTGTCTGTAACATATTTACTGCATGAGAAACTCTTTCAGGAGGATAATAATCATCGTCATCCATATATACAATTATATCACCTTTTGACTTTTTATGCATTATATTTCTTTTTTTTCCAAGTGGCATTTTTGTTGTATATTTATAATATTTTACTTGTGGTATATCCTTTACTATATCTTCAATTAAATCACTACCGTCATCTATTATAATCCATTCCATTCTATCTTTTGGATAATCTTGATGGTTAAAACATTTTATTGTATATTCCCAAAAAGGACGTCTATTAAATGTTGGTGTACATATACTTACAAATGGAAGCTCTTTCTTATTTTCTTTTTTTTGTCTTCCCATTATTTTAAATAATAATATTTATCAAATATATTTATATTATTATTATTAAATATATTTTAATTTTAATAATAACATTAATTATTTTACATCTTTATTAAAAGCTTTACTTAATTTATATAAAATAATTATAGTTAAAATAAAACTCATTATACCTGTTGTATTTCGTGTGAAAACCATTCCAACAGAACCTATTACTCCTATACAAAATAATATAGTCAATAAATCACTATGTACTCTTAAGATATTTAATAACTCTATGAAAAACTTAAATGGAATACGAAAGAAATTAAAAATTATACTTAATACCATATATACACTACCTATACCATGTCCTATCATATATAAAAAACACATAACCATAATTAAAAAAATTAAAAATAATGCAGATATAACATCCATTATATGTTGTTGAAGATAATTACAAAAGTATTCTAAACCGTCTCCTAAATCTGATACTATTGTTGGTTTGCTTCGTAAACCATAAACAATAAATCGAAGGACTAACCATAATACAAAATTAATTGGAAAAAATAATTTAAGAGACCAAAAGAAAAAGCCTCCTCCTCCGCCTGCGCCATTAACAGCAGCTCCTATTACAATTGCCACCATCCAAACCAGTATATAAAAAATTGAAACGTAAAAAGCTGTAGTTTTTCTTTTTTTTTCCAAGTCCGCAATATTACAAAAATTAAAAAAAGATTCGGGGTTAATAATTGGATAATAGTGAGTTAAACTCTTACTGTCTTCTTCCCTAACTTTATTATAATCAAAGAAATCTATTATTGTCACTGAACCAATTACATTATTACAAACCATAATAACAGGTATTATAAAAAATGACAAAAATGAAAAAAGTCCACTAATAAAAATTAAAAATCCTATACCCATGAATGGTGAAAGTATAACAGACACTAATACAAAAAATGCATTAGACCAAGTTGCATCCTTACCTTTATTTGTTGTATTTTTGTAAAAACTACAAAAAGCTTTAAGAAATTTTCCTAAAAAAAATCTATTTATTAATACTGTATATAAAAATGAAAAAACGAGTATTTTTACTGGACTTTTAATATATCCTGAAACACCCTCTTTATTAACTATATCCACTAAATTATATGGAAATACTCTGTTGTCTGAAGGTGTAGCCGAGTCTTCTGTATGCGTTATGGGGCACTCTTCGTATGAAAGCATTTTAAAACCGTCATCTTTTGCAGCACCACCCACATGTATACCAGTACTGGCCTTAACAATTGTAGAACTTCCTTTTTGATATGGATAAATTGCTATATGACTTGGATAAATATGATCTATTAAACTAATTTTGTTGCTTGTGCTTCCTTTGTCATCAATAATTGATTTTTGATTCATACCAAGATTTTGTTTCTTGCTAAAATAATAAAAACAATTTATATTATCACCATAACGAGCCCAAAATTCATAACAACAACCAAAAATTGTTAAAATTATAAGTCCAAATATTGATACAAATAATATTTTAATAAATTTTACTATTAAATTTGGATCATCTATTATTGAATTAAAAAATGTTTGTATAGGAGAACTATGACAAATATTATATTTTGTGTTATTGATTTCATAATTGATTCCTGTATAATCATTTTCATCACAACCAATACCATTATATGGCGATACCTTATAACAACCGTTGTTTAAATTTTTTTTTTTATCTGGTATACCTAGTAAATCGTTATTTATTGTATTATTTACAGTAATTGTTACATTACCGTTTGTTTCTGTTCTATATTGTCCGTCTACTAAATTTATTTTTGATGGACAATATTCAGTATTACCTACAAAATCTAATATATCTTCTTTATATATTGTTCTATATGCCATATTATTATATCTTATTATAATAAAATAAAACAATTTAAAATAATTAAACTATAAATAATTATATTAAATTTTATTGCGTTAAATGAATAAAACAAAAAGTAAAAATAATAAAATAATAAATGATGTCAAATATTATGATTTTAAAGATGTTTTAATTCTTCCAAAATCTAGCAATCTAAATTCTCGTTCTCAAGTACATTTAAATAGAAATATTACTTTTAAAAATAAGCTAAATTTTAATGGATTACCTATTATTGCTGCAAACATGACAACTGTTGGTACTCTTGATGTTTATAAAGTTTTGAGTAAACAAAAAATTATTACTGCTTTACATAAATTTCATAAATTAGAAGATCTTGTTAAATATAATGAAAATCAAGAAAATGTTAAATTAGATCCCGATTATTTTATGATTTCCACAGGAATTAGCGGTACTGATTTTGAAAATCTTGTGCATATTTTAGATAATTTTCATGTTAAATTTATATGTATTGATGTTGCTAATGGTTATATTAGTAATTTTAAAAGTTTTTGTAAACAAGTTAAACATAAATATCCATATAAAATTATTGTTGCTGGAAATGTAACCACAAAAGAAGGTGTTTTAGATTTGATTGAATGTGGTGTTGATATTATTAAATGTGGTATTGGCGGTGGTTCAGCCTGCACTACACGTATTCAAACTGGTATTGGTATGCCACAATTTAGTTGTATTTTAGAATGTGTTGAAGCTGCAAAAAATAGTGGATGTTATATATTAAGCGATGGTGGAATTAGTTGTCCAGGTGATTTAGGTAAAGCATTTGGTGCCGGTGCTGATTTTGTTATGATTGGTGGTGAATTTGCAGGACACGATGAAAATCCTGGAGAATTAATAGTAGATGAGGAAAGTGGAGAAAGTTATAAATTTTTTTATGGTATGAGTTCTAGTTATGCTATGAAAAATAATTATGCAACAAATAATAATACAAATTATCGCTCATCAGAAGGTAGAGAAATTAAAATTAAATATAAGGGACCTCTAAACAATACTATTGAAAATTATTTGGGAGGATTACGAAGCACATGTACTTATACTAATTCTGGAAAAATTGAAGATTTAGCAAATAATTGTCAATTTATTTTAGTAAATAATCAATATAATGCTAATTTAGTTAATGGAAAATAAATTAACAATAATATTTAATTTTTAAAGATTATATTTATAAATAAAATTTATAATTATAATATAATATTATAGTAACTAACTTATGAAATTATTTAATACTAAAATTAATTTAAACTTTATTAAAAATAGCGCTAAATTTTTAATATTAGCATTTTTAATTATTTATTGCATATATATTCTGTATTTTTCATCTTTAAAAACTGTTGAGTCTTTTGAAAGTTATAATAAAACCGAAGATTGCTCAAAATGTGAAGTTAAACCTACCAGTGGAAATTGTATTAAAATTTATGATTTTAGTCATCAATTTATAAATATTGATGGTGATGAAAAAATTGATGTATCATTTGTAAAAATAGAAACAGGTTATATTTTTTGTCCTTGGGAATCTAATTGTGATATTAGTAATGAATATAGAGATAATATGTTAAATAAAGATACTAGAAAAGGAATTTCAAATGAAAATTTACAAAATAATATGTTTGGTTCTCTAAATAATATTACATGTTGCTCTGGTAGTAATTTTTATAAAAATCAAACTCTTAAATATTATGAAACATATGATGATTTTAATAGTATTTTTAATATTACAGGTAAATGTAATCAATTTTATACTGATTTATCTAATAATAATGGTGTTAATTTAAGATTAACCCAATCTGAATTTGGAAATTTAACTGATATTTCAAAAAATGCGCATAATTATGTTTTAAATCAACCAAATTATTATAAATTTATAAATTTCTGTATAAATCATAATATTAACCATCCTAATTATATTGCTGCACGTTCTAATATTGATGATTTTAATGGAATATTATTTAAAAGAGATATTAGTGATAATGGTCATATTTTAAAAGATCCAAAATTACGCAAATCTGGTTTAACTAGAAAAACTATTATTGATAATATTATTAGCAAACAACAATTAATAGATATTAGTGATGGTGCTATTAAAGAAGAAAATACTCTACCAAAAAGTAGTAATAATAGCTTTTATGGTGTTATTGATAGACATAATAAACGATTAAATGCATTAAAAACTGAAAATATGAGTGATCGTCAATTTTATCAAAGACTTGATATTATATTAAATGATTTAGTTAATCATTATGAACAAGCACAGACTACTTATAGTTCAAATAATCAATTTTATACATTTAAATATAAACCATCTAAATTTAATGGTAATAATATTATATCTCTTGATAATCCTATACCTAATTCGAATGAGTATATATTAAACGAAAATGAATTTTTAAATTGTTTTGGTAAAATTGAATCATCTGATTTAAGTATGGATTTTACAGTAAGTGGTGAATATTATGGAGATTATTTTGGTGTAAGTGATCCTTCATTAGTTACTTTTGGAGAAACTACACCATTTGATAGTGGTCCTATTTCCGATTTATCTGCCGAATTTAGAAGACTTCAAAATGTTCCACCTGGAGGTAATGCTCCTGTTGGAGTTATTAATCAATATTTAAATGCAATTAATGGATTTTATGAGCGTCATATATCAAATATGTTAGGACCAAAAACACATAGTGCAAATAATCAATTGGTTTTTGAAAATGATAATCTTGAAATTAAAACACCAACTTTCTTCAAATATGAAACTGACCCAAATAATAAATATGAATGCCAACCAAGTATTACTGGTAATGATAAATTTAAAGATTGTGGTCCAACTGCTTATTATACTGAATTTAAACCATAATATTCAATTTAAATTAATTTGATTTGGTTAATATTATATTTTTATATATATAATATTAAATGATTTATGGAAAAGATCCAATTACAAAGGAAACAATAGAAATAAATGAATGGTTAAATGAAACCGATGATAATATATTATTAATTTTAGACAAATCTGCTAAAAATGTTAGTTTTAGTCGTTCAGATTCTGCTGCAAAAAATAAAATCAGTGATAAAATTTATCTCTTTAAAAGAAGTTATTTACAAGTCCCAGAATTAAAACACATATATCATCAATGTATTCTTGAACAAGGACAACTTATGGTTAATGAAACATTTAAATCAAAAATGAGTTATTATAATTTAGGTTATTATTTGGGTAAACCTATTTTAATTGATTTAAAAGAAGCGATTTCAAAAGATGTGAATAAACATAGAATGTTTAAACTTAATTTTTCTTCTAATGAATTTGATGATTTTATAAATAAAGAATCCTTAATAATGAGTCAAATAGCATTAAGTACAAAAAATTTGTTAAAAGCACCAAAAGGGGCAACAATAGAAGAAAAAAAACGTATTACAGACACTAATAAAATGGAAACCTATAATGCTAAAAAAAATTTACCAATAAAAAAGGAAGTTTATTTTGAAGAAGTTATGGCAAAAGCTTTACTAAATTATTCCTATCAATGGGATGGTGCAATTAATTTTTATTTGAGAGTTGGCGAAGATTATTTTAATACTTCAGTATTTAAACAATATTATAAACGTTTTGGTAAAACAATAGAACAAGCTATTGAAAATGTTAAACAAAAAGTTTTAGATATTGATAAAGCATTTTTAGAAGCAGCACCAAGAAATGAAAATAATCAAACTTATTATTATCGGGGTATGCAAACACATTTTGAAAAATTAGACAAAATTGGTAGTAAAGCAACAATTAGTAATTTTATTTCTGTTAGCAGTGTTTATAATGTTGCATTAAGATTTTCTGGTATATTACGTGGTTCACAATGTTGTTTATATCGTTTACAAATTGATAAAGGTATTCCAATAATTGATATGGTTAGAACAACTAAATTTAAACAAGAAAAAGAAATATTATTACCTAGAAATCTTGTTTTTGAATTAGTTAATATTGATGTTATTGAATATCTTAAAAGAAAAATTCCTATTGCAAATATAAAAGTTCATTTACAAGATAAAGACCAATTCAAATTAACAACTGGATGCAAAAAATTTTTAGTCGGAAATATTGTTCCTTATAGTCCTGATTATATTGTTAATGAAACCAAAAAAGCAGACAAAAAGGCAGACAAAAAAACAATTGCAAAAGATGAAAATAAAAAACCATTAAAAATAGATACTAAATATGAAGAATTAATAGAAAATCATAAAATTGCTCTTATAGGAAAAAGATGCCCTAAAGGCTACAGAATACACAAACCCACAAATATGTGTGAATTTTTTGGTGTAGTTCAAGGTAAAAGTCAAAAACAAAGTAAACCAAGAACTAAAAAAAATTCTCCAGTTAAAACAGGCACCAAAAAACCGAGGTGTAAAAATGGAACTCGTCGTAATCCTAAAACCGGAAATTGTGAGGCAATTTAAAGCTTTGGGGGTTCTCAAAAAAATTGATTCAGATATTTTTTGTTATTGAATCAATAAACTCTCAAAAAAAAAGACAAAAAAAACACCCAAAAAACTCCCCAAAAAAAATTCCAAAAAAATGGAAGGAGAGGACCGTAACGACCTTCTCTTGCGCAACGAATACTATGATTCGGTCTTAAAAGAAGATGATGGTGAGTATCGCAACAATCTTTTGACAGCAAAAGAATATTGCGATGCTCTTGTTTGGGATGTTGAGGATCTAGTTGAGACAATGAATAAATTAGCTATATAAATTATATAGCTAATTTATCAAAAAAGGAAAAAGGAAAAAAAGAAAACAGAAAAAGTTAAAAAATTTTTTTTATGTTTCTTGCTTCTTTTTTAATTGCTTCTTTTATAATATATAAATGCAGCAGTTGCTCCCAATACTTGTGCTACTATATACATAGCCATTGTTTTTAAATCCAATTTATCATTTAACAACATCATATAACTTACCGCTGGATTATAATTACCACCAGATATCCACCCTCCCAATAATATTACTAAAGTTAAAGTTAAACCAATGTAAAGAGCATTAGAACTTCTTACTATTACTGATAAGAAAATAAATGTTCCAATAAATTCAACAATAAGACTGGGTATCATTATTATAATATAATATATTATAATATTATTTTCTCTCATTATATTAGATAATTAAAACTATGAAAAAATATGATATAATAATTGTTGGTGGTGGAATAAGTGGAATATATACTATGTATAATTTGAAAAAAAATTATCCCAATTTAAAAGTTTTACTTCTTGAAAAAAACGAGAGATTTGGTGGAAGAGTTTATACTCATCATGAAAAAGTAGATAATGTGGATTACACCATGGATTTAGGCGCAGGACGAATTGGACACCATCACGAATTAATGGTTAATCTAATCAAAGAATTGAAATTAGAAAAATATATGCATTCCATAAACAATACCGAAAATTATATAGAATATAATTCTATTAATGGAGAGAGCAGTAATAAAAATTCCATTAAAGAAAAATATAGTAAGCTATTATATACTTTTTTTAATAGTAAAAAATTATCTGAATTAAAACAATCGTTTTTAGAAAGTTTAAGTTTAAAAGAATTATTAATGAAATTTTTCAATAAAAAAGATTATAATAATATAGAAAACACTTTTGAATATAAACAAAAATTAGAACATTTTAACTCATATAATGCAGTCAAATATTTTAAAGAAGATTATAATTTGAAAAGTAATTTTTTTATTATGACTAATGGATTAAGTAGTATTATAGAATCTATGGTTTCTATTGTCTCTCAAAATAAAAATTACAAACTTAAAAAAAATGCATATGTAATCAATATAAACCATAATAGTGATATTAAAAACTATGTTATAAAATATAAAAATAATGAAAAACTTGTTACTGCTAGTGCTAATTATATAATATGTGCATTACCTCGTTGTGATTTAATAAAATTCAATATTTTAAAAGATTATACGAGAGATTTAAACACTATTAACGAAATTAGTAAAGTGCGTATTTTTGAAATATATGATAAAAATGAAAATGGAGAAATGTGGTTTAAAAACATACCGAAAACAGTAACAAATGAAAAATTACAATTTATTATACCCGTTAATGTTGAAACAGGTTTAATTATGTCTTCATACAATGAGAATCTCTCAACTCGTAGTAATTATTGGAATGAATTAAAAAAGAAGGGTACATCTATTTTAGCAAATATATTAAATAAAAAATTAAGTGCTATTTTTAATATAGATGTTCCTAAAAGTAAATACATTAAACTACATTATTGGCAATCTGGTGTTGCATGCTGGAAAAAAAATGTACATAGCTATTATGTCTCTCATAAAATATTAAATTTAATGCCTAATTTTTATATTTGTGGAGAGAACTATTCTAATTATCAAGCTTGGTGTGAAGGTGCTTTAAGTAGTTCTTTACAAGTTATTGAAAAATTAGATTGTGTTTTAAAACATAAAAATAATAAAAAAACAAAAAAATATAAAAAAATTAAAATTAAAACTAAAAAAATTTGAGAGAAATTATAATATTATTTTATATATTCTCTCAAATTTTTTATATATATATATATAAAAAAAATGCCCAGCCCTAAACATATTTCACTTAGTCCTTATGCAACAAATTTTGTTTTCCCCCAAGGTACCAATGTTCAAAAGATAATAGATCAAAAAACTCGAAAACGAAGACTTGAAGCTGCTGAAGCTTTGGTTGAATTGTCTCGAACACATAGTAGAGACACAACATCTTATAAAAATGGAAATAAAAAAACAACAAAAAAAAGAAGAAAAAGGAAAAAACCTAGAAAAAAAAGAGGAGGAAAAAATAAAAGAACTAAAAAAATTTAAGAATAATTATAATATGTAGATATTATAATGAGTGGAAATCAAGGAATTACATATACATTTGGAAAAGAAGGTAGACCCTCCTTTCATGGTATATCAGGAACGAACGAACAAGTAACTAAAAACGATATAATTTATGTTATTCAAAAAATGCCCGCAACAGAGTTAAAAGAATTATTACTTAAAATGTTTGAAGTTGAAGAAAGAAATATAGGAAGCAATAAAACAAAAAGAAAAACAAGACGAGGAAAAAAAAGAACTAGAAGAAAGTAACAATATAATATTATTATTTTATTTAATATTATATAATGAGTAATAAACAAACATTAAAAAGAACAAAATCTGATGGACATTTAGAAAATTATATATTAAGTGATTTACAACATTATTTAGATAAAGAATCTGAAAATAAAATTAAAAAACTATTAGGAAATGAATATATTGACGGTATAAGATTATATAAATTTCCAATACAAAAATGCAAAGAATTAAAAGCATACAAATTATTAGAAGAAAATAAATCACATGAAATAAAAAAACTATTAGAATATATAAAAACAAGAGATTCTAAACAAATTTTTCACCACTCTATGAATCAAAAAATAGACGATTTATTTAAAAAAAATTTAGACTTTAATGCTTTATCAATAATATCTTATAAATTAGCAGAAAAATTTGCAAATGATAATGGTAAATTTAAAATAGGAAAATTAAAAGATACAGAACTAGCAGAATTTCATACATATGTAACAAACAAACTAGAAAAAAAATTAGGTGAATTAGACAGACATGAAGATGACCGCGCAGGTGTAACTTATAATACAATAACATTAATATGGTTTTTAATTAAAGATAAAAAAATAGATGGAGGAAATATTTCTTTTTATAAAAACTCATATTCACAAGATGAAAAAAAAGTAACAATAAATTTATGGGATCAAATAGACGGTATAAGAGAGAATTGTGTATGTTTAATATTTAAAGGAGATATAGAACATGGTCCTGAAGAGATAAGTGGATTAGGTGAAAGATCATCTATAGTTTTTCAATTTGAAAGAATAGATGATGAAGAAGGAAAAGGAGAAGGAAAAAGGAAAAAAAAAGTAAAAACAAGACGAGGAAAAAAAAGAACTAGAAGAAAGTAAAAAGATAATATTATTATTTTATTTAATACTAATATTATATAATAAAAAATAAAAAAATATAAAAAAATTAAAGTTATAACTAGAAAAATTAGAGAGAACATAATAAAAATGTTTTATTTTTATATCTTTGAACATTTAAAACTCTTTATATTTAATTATCATATTTTTTATGACAAAGATTACATAACATGTAAATTGGACATATTTCATGTTTTTGTATAAATAATTTTAGAATATCTCCTGATTTTATTGGGGTATTATTATCAATATATAAATCATTTATTGCCATCATTAACAAATCATATCGAGAATAAATATTACAATGTGCTCTTTCAATTTGTCTAATATTATTATCTCCTATTTTACCATTACAAATAACACATTTATCGGCTGTTTTAAAGAATGTTTGAACAAGATTTTGCGCAAGACCCATATTTAAATGTGTAGCTATTTGTTCTTTTTCACCACAACAACCCATTGTATCTTCAATTATTCTATTTTTAATTGTATTTAGTTTTCTTGAAATATATAAATTTTGTTTTTCTAATGTTTTTTTATAGATTTCACTTTCGGGATTATTTAAATTATCCATTTTGTTTAAATTTTTCATTTGATATTACTTAATTTTTTTAAATCAATTTTTTAATAATTATAAAATTTGAGAGAATGCTATAAAAATGTTTTATTTTTATTATATAATGAATAAAACAAAGAAACATATTAAAAATACACCCAAGACAACCCATCAAAAGCAATTCCTTTATAATCCTAATGACCCTAAAAAATCATTTGATGTATATATTGATAAAGATCCGTCTGATACTATTAGTATTAAATATAGCAATACTGATGATATAAAAAAAACTATAAAAAAATTAGAGAGACTATATAAAACAAAAAAATATCCACATAAACGTATATGGCAAGTTGGTATGATTATGAAAGTAAGAATGGAAGCAATGTTAAAACATAAAAAAACTCGCTATAAAAAAGCAAAGTTTGTGAGAGAACGGTATAATTTAACAAAAAAATATTTTAAATTTTTAGGACAACGTAGTAAAGCAAAAACTTTTAAAGAACGAAAAAATATGAAATTTAAAATGGATTAAAATAATTGTTCTCTCTCAAACTTTAAAAATAAAAATTATAAAAAAATAGAAAATATTTTATAATTAATATGTATTTTAAATAAATAGAATTATTTTTTATATTTTTTTATTTTTAAAATATAAATTAATGAGAGACTGTTGTAAAACTGGAAAAAAAGCAAAAAAATGCAAAAACAAACATGGAAAAGTTTTTAATCTTCCACGTCGCTTCACTAAAAAACGCTGCTTAAAAAAAATAAAAGGCTTCACAATGAGGACATCATGTGCTCCATATAAATATTGTAAAAATAGGATTAATTAGAATTTTTAGCATACATTTTAAATAGAGTTAAATCTTTAAATAGTTTTAAATAAAATTGATAATAATATAAATAGTATTTATTAAACCTATTACCAATAAATCTATTAAAAAAAATGTCATGGGAAATTTTACCTACAGAAATTTGTGTATATATTCTTAAAATTAGAAATAATATTAGAAATAATGCTTCAAAAAAAATTCAAAATGCTTGGATAAATTATATTTTTAAAGATTGTGTTGCCATTGATTTTGCATTAGAAATAGAAAGTGATCAATATAATGAAATAATGGTATCCATACCATCAACCGCGATAATACTTAAATATTGTTTATCAATGTGTAGTGGAAAATTTTATTTAGCGTTTTGGAAAAAAATAGCAAAACAATTATATACTAGTTTGAAATTATATGAATATCCTGAAAATGAATGGCTCACTCCACAAGCAATTAATTATAGAAAAATAAAAATACAATATAATAAATTATTAGAAAAATTTAATTTTAAACATTTTCATGAATTTTGATATTAATTATACTTTGGGGGTTCTCAAAAAAATTGATACTATTATTATTGTATAATTATATTTACCCAAACACAAAAAAATGCTCTCTATCTATGCTACTGCAACATATGCACTAATTATGACATCGTATATGCCCAAACCAACTATTCAGCGGGTTTCAATGATACAATCCAATCTTGTTGGAAAGATTACACCAACACGCGGAATTAGCAACCCACAAGCTTATAATAAAATCCCAACAACTCCTGTTAAGTTTCGGCTCATTACAGAAATTCCTCAACTTAAAACTATGGTTTATGATACAAAGTCAACTCGTTTATCTCTTCTTTCCAATATGTTAGAGAATGCATATATGGATGTTAATATTAATACCAATGAAACAAAATTTGGTTTTTGATTTTTGATTAAAATTTAATATTATAAAAAAATAATTTTTTTATAATATTATATACTTTGGGGATTCTCAAAAAAATTGAATAGAAAAAAATTATAATTATACGATTGTATCAAATAAAGCAAAATGGCTTGCAATTATTGCGTTAGTTGCAAACACAATACATATTGTTTGTCAGAACCGTGTAATGGTTGTGAGGGATGTGTCAATGAAGATAATATTTGTTGGAATTGTGAAAACAATCCAAATCCAACAACTAATTATATTACTCTCAATATTATAATTCACAATCCAAATCATTATATTGAAACATCCACAAAAAATACACAGACAGGTGAAAAATGAAATTTACCATAAATATACATGACTTAATATTTTAGGAGTATAATAACCTTTAGATTTTTTCTTTTCTAATGCTATTGCTTGTCCGCGTTTTTTTGTTCCTGAATGACGGTTAAAATAATTTTGCATACGACGACGGGTATTATGATTTTTATGAGCATATAATTTTAATGGCGTACGGTCTTTAAATTGTTCATAATCTGATGCTCCAAAATGAAGTTTGCGTATTTTTTTAGTTTTTTTATCTCGAATAAATGCTGTATATTTTTTTCCAAGAGGACCTCTCTCAAATCTTAATATTTTTTCTTTCATTTTTATTGATTTAATTATAATATATTAAATTATTTTATTATATTATAATTAAATAATTAATGATTTTGCCCTTTGAGTATAAGTTATTATTTATATTTTGTTTATGGTTATGGATATTATCATTCTTATATTATTTTAATTATATTAAATTCTCTCCTCTATATTTGGTTTTTTTTGCATTTATTTTTACTAGTTATAGAGAAATAATTCTTAATAATAATTATCATCCTTTTTTTATGAAATTATCAATATTAATTATAGAACTTTTTATTTTATTAATGGTTATTAGAAAACATTTTTTTATTGATAAAAAAAAAATTATATATATAAATAATATTTTTATTAGTTTATTTATTTTTTTATATATTTATTATTTTTAAAAATTACATTAAATAAAACATTTTATGAATATTATTTTATTGATTTATATAAATAAAAATATTTAATTAATATAATAAACTTTATATTATATTAATTATGAATGTTCCCGTTAAATATTTACCAAAACGTCTCTCCAAAAAAGATAAAGCAAAACAAAAAAAACAACTTCAAAAATCTAGAGCTGCATATAAAAAAGGTATTTATATTAATAGAAAATCATTAACATCATTTAAAAATAAAAAATCGCAACATCTTATAAATGCCGAAAAAATATATAAAGTTAATAAAATCGTTATCAATAATAATTTAGCAAAAAAAACTGGTTGTTCCATTAAAGCATTAAATAAAATTGTTAAAAAAGGAATAGGAGCATTTTATTCATCTGGGTCTCGTCCAAGCCAAACGTCACATAGTTGGGGTATTGCTCGTTTAGCATCTAGTATTAGTGGAGGCAAAGCAGCTGCTGTAGATTATAATATTTTAGTAGAAGGATGTAACACTAATTCAAAAGCATTAAAATTAGCAAAAAAATCACGCATAAAAAATGGATATGGAACACGAAAAGTTCCAAAAACTAAAATGTAAATTATTTTATATATATCTACATATATATATAAAATGAATACATTAGAAGATATAATTCGTATAAAATTAAATGAAAAAAATTTATCAAATGAAGCATGTAAACAAATTTTAGAAATTTTATACGAAATGACAATTGATACTCACAATATAAAATTAGAAAATGTAGATAAAATATTAGTCGAACAAGCATATCAAAAATTAATAGATTATTTAAGTGCTAAAAAAAGATTTAATGAATTTATAGAAAAAGAAAAAAAAGAAAGTGGAATTGATTTTAGGCGTTTAACTACAATAAAAGATGAATTACCAGAGCCTTTTAATTTTGGAGAAAGAAAAAGAAAAAAAACTAAAAGAAGAAAAAAAAGAAGAAGAAAATCTAAAAGAAATTAAAAAATTATTTTTTAGCATATTTACGACCATATTTCATCCAAAGTAAAACACTAATTGTAAAACCTAATAAAAATCCTGCTACACATTGGTCGGGATGTTCGGCTAAAAACATTTGTGTTATCAAAGGACCTATGAAAAATGTTAATATTGAATAAAAAATCATTATGCCTATCATTGTTGGGTTACTTAAATGAACCATAGTTTTATAATATATTAAAAATATTAAAATTTAATATATTAAAATTAAGAATAGAAAATAAATAATTATCGGGAATATTCTAAATCTGCTGTTCCACTTTGGAATTTTAATATATTATAACGTTCCTCTATTATATGTAACTCATAATTATATTTATAAATTGACCCCGGGTCTTTTGAAGTAGCAATTACTACACCTGTTTCTGGGTCACAAATTGTTCTAAAATCAACTTTGTCTCTTTCTAATGGGGGATTAATTGCAATATTATATTCAAATTCTATTGTTTTAAATTTATTTGTATTAAATGCTCCATTTGGTTGATATTTATATGGGTCAGTTGATAATGCAAAATTATAACAATATAATCCTTCTTTACTATAACCATTAGAAGTATTATATTTTTCTATTTGACTATATAATTCACTTGGATAATCATCTTCTCTATATTTTCCGTCAACAATTATTGCGAATTTTGTTAAAATATTTTTATGATTTTTCTGACTAAAATCATCTGGTACATTTCCTGTTATATAAATATTTTTAGATAAATCTGATATTTGTTTCAGTTCATCTAATATAAAATTATTTGGATTTAAGTTTGAATTTAAGTATTTTTTATTACCCAGATTATAATTGACATTATTTATATGACCATTATAATATATAAATTCTGATGTTCCATTATTACTTATGTCTAATAATTGTAAATTATTGGGTTCTTTATTTTCATATGGCCAATTCGTATAATTTGACCATTCATTGCGTTCTTTTGCATCATCACGTCGTAAATACCACATCCAACTTGATACTAACCCATTACTATCAAATGTAATTTTTCCATTATTTTGAGTTAATTCTTTTTTTGTTTCATATACTAATTTAATCAAATATTCTTGTTTTCCATTTGCAAATAATCTACGTTCTTCATCTCCCAAAAAACATTGAGTTGTTATTAAATGTATTTTTCCATTAAATTTCATAGTTTTATCTACATATTTATAACCAAAACTTATATCTCTTATTGGTGGTTCTTGAATAAATCTAAAAAAACCAAATGCTCTATCATCTTTTAATATAGGTTGTATTCTTGGAAACTCATTATAAGTTAAAGGATATATATTTTCAGGATTGGCACTAATATCATATAGTACATTTTTAATTGTATATAATTCTATAATTGGTCTCAAAATAAATTTAATTTCTAATACATCATATTGCAAACATATTAATGGTAATGCCATTGTAGAAGCCATACTATACCAACTATTTATTGGAATATATAACTGTGTTTGTCTTATTGAAGGTTCTATTCCACTTGGATCTATTGTGTCTTTATAATTAAATGCATTAGGATAATTATTATTTCTATTAGCATAATTAGCAGGATCATTTAGATAACTTGTATTTCCAGACATTAAATTAAATAGTTCTTTTTTATTAGCATCAAAATCTCTTTCAACTACATTTTGAATATATGAACCACTATATGATTGAATTAAACGACCATTGAATGTAAATTGAACTTCTGTTATTAATTGACTACCTATATTTTTTATCCACTGAAATTCGTATGGTCTATATTCGCTATTTATAGTTTGAGGAAAATCACCTGAAGTATAATGATAAATTGGACTCCAAATATTTGGTAAAGTGATTCCCAAATATGTATCCATTAATAAATCACCATATCTTGGTATTTTGAAACTAAATGTAGTCGAGTTTAAAACTTGTAATTCTTTATTACCAGTTTGATCAACTCTAAATTTTTGTAATCCAAAATTTGTATATTTAACATATTTAGATTTAAAAAAGCTTTTACTAGGATTTCCTGTCAAAATTATATTTTGATTTCCAATTGCAATTAAATTTAATAAACCACCAGCCATTATTAAAACACTATATTAATATATATATTATTTTTTTTATTAAATCTATATTAAATAATAATATATATATAATTTAATTAATAAATAATGCCAGAAAGTATTATACAAGATAGATTAAATGATATGAAAAATATTGCCGGTAAAACATTTAACCAAATAACAGGTTCTGATAATAATATACTTATGATAACAATTTTTATTATTTCTGTTATTTCATTTTTTATAATAAGTTGGATTTATGGAACATTAAGTAATAGAAATCTAAATTGTAAAAGATTAAATTCAATTTATAAAGAAAATAATGATATGAGAACAACTAATAAGTCAATACCTACTAATGTAGAGTATAAACATGATATGTTAAAAAATTTTGTTATTAAAACTGCTTATAATTGTTGTTGTATTGATAATTATAAAAATAATTGGGTAGATGAGTGTGCATTAAAAAAATGCATTTATCAAGGTGCAAGATGTTTAGATTTTGAAATATATTCATATAATAACGAACCTATTATAGCTGCTTCGACCGCTAATAATAATTCAATAAAAGAAACATATAATTATCTTAAATTTAGTAAAGTTTTGGAAGTAATAAAAAGTTTTAATAATTATATTTATATTGATAATTATGAAGATCCACTGTTTTTACATTTTAGAATAATGAGTGATAATATTGATATTTACAATTTGATGGGTAATTATATTAATAGTATATTATTTGATAATAGTGATAAAATATGTAATTTAAATGATGATAAGTTAATAAATACTCAATTACATGAATTAAAAAATAAATTTATTATTATGGTAAATGCTAAAAATTATCGTAATGTTGAACAATCATCATTAAACAAATATGTTAATTTAAAATCAGGAGGACCATTTTTACATGAATATAGGTATAATACTGTAGTAGCAGCCGAAGACGTTGATAATTCAGGGTCTACAATTATATCTGGAAAAACTTCAGCGTCATTAATCATTGTATTGCCAAATATAAATAATAAAATTGATAATTATGAATGGTCAAAACCATATAGTTTTGGTTGTAATTTTATTGCAATGAAATTTCAAACAATTGATGCTAATTTACTCACATATAATAAATATTTATTCACTGATGACAACAATAAAGCAATAGTAATTAAAAGAAATGAACGACGACATGACAGAACCACTGATATAAGCTACTCGACAGATTTTACCCTCGGGAGCCCTAGTATAACTGAACTATGATGATCGAATTTATAAAAAGATAGCTACTTAATGTATTACATTTATGGTAAATGTAACACAAATACCAATACATAATCAATGAATATAAATATAATAAAATATATATTTATTATATTTATATATTATATAAATATAATAACTAATTATGGATACCAAATCTTTTGAAGAAAAAGAATTAGAAATATTAAGAGAGGCAATTGATGAAGCAGGTGAAATAATGGGTAAAAAAATAGCACAAAGTGACGATATACAAAAACTTATTCATATTTTAGAACATTATTTACGTACTCATAAAATTTTATGTTACGGTGGAACCGCAATTAATAATATATTACCTGAACAATTTCGCTTCTATAATAAAGATGTAGAAATACCTGATTATGATTTTTTTACTGCAAATGCACTTGAAGATGCGAAAAAAATTGCTGATATTTTTTATAAAGAAGGCTATAAGGAAGTTGAAGCAAAATCAGGCGTTCATGGTGGAACATATAAAGTTTTTGTAAATTTTATTCCAATTGCTGATGTTACACAATTAGATGATCATCTTTTTAATAATTTACATAAAAATTGTATTAAAGTTAATGGTATAGCTTATTGTCCTCCTAATTTTTTACGTATGGCTATGTATCAAGAATTATCTAGACCTATGGGAGATGTTTCCAGGTGGGAAAAAGTATTAAAAAGAT